GAGGAGAGGGACTATCAACAAAAGCACTAATAGGGAGCTTATCGTATAGAGCACCATATTCAGGCAAGTACGTTTCAAAGTATAACGCTCTCCCTTGTATTGACTTACAACTAACCCAAACACCTTCTACAAATTCTCCATGTCCTTTTTGATGATCGTATAAATATTGTTTTTTAACATATACTTTAATGGGGGGTAGATTGGCTATTAGAAATGACATTGTTCTCCTTTTCTTTTTCTATTGGTTTCTTTGACACACCTTTACACATTTCTCGCACAGTAGCAAATTGTTCCCCAAGTTCTAACTCTTGGTATTTACCACAAACAGATAACAATTCTAGCTCTTGTCGTAGTCTATCATTCTCTCTCATTAAATCTATTGTCTCATTATTACAGGTCGATTGTAATGGCCAACTAAAACGTATTCCCACAGTTCCGTTGACGTCATCATCATAGGAGGTGTAACTGTTATTAGGATCACCATCGCCATCTTGATACATATCTTTACCATCAGTACCTCTAAGTTCTGTGTATAATTCTATTCTACCACGTTCACAACTACCATAACTTGTTCCCAAGTAATCATTCCTAGCTTTAGCACTTGATGCCCAACTAAATATTAATATAAATATTAATATAATAAATAACCAACGCATTAGTATCCTCCAGAAATAGTATTCTCTAAATCTTTCATATCATATTTAAATTGTCTTATTGCATCTGAGTTTGTTCTTACAAGTTCTTCTAATGCACGTAACTCTGATTCAGATGCTAATTTGTATGAACCATCACGTACAGCATATAGTATTCCCTCAAGTCTTCCTACCCATGATGCCATGTCGGCCATCTCTTTAACGAGCTCTTCACGTGCGTCTGCGTAATTCTTTGAGTTTCTACCTGTTTTATCAGTAAAGATAGCGTGAATATTATCCATATCCGTATAGACACGTTGTTCTAAGTTTTCTATTTCTACTTTTAGTAAAGCAATTGTAGTAGTGCTTTCATCTATTTGTGCAGTAAGCTTGCTTGTGTAATTGAATGCTCCATACGTAGCTGCCAAGATAGACAACACTACAGGAATGGATGCTATGTATTTTAACATTTCCCCTCCAGGTTAATTATTTATTCCACTTTTCTTTAGCTCTTAATGTCCATCGTTCAAATGCTTCTGCGTCTATATCTTTTTTAACCATTGTAGCACCAGCTGGTATTTCATTGTAAAGAGCAATGACTTCGCCATCTTCTATATGCACAATACCTGGCCCGCAAAAAGCATCCTTAACAAATTCTGTATTCTTTTTCTTCATTAATCTAACTTCTTTCATACATTTAGATAATGATTCCATAGGAATGTACTGTGTCATTTGATGACTTTGATCATTCATATTTCCGAAAACAAACATAAGAATTACACTAATAACTTCCATTTGCACTCCCATTTTCTCTAACTCTATCTTTAAGCTTTTCTATATCAGCAATCATTTTTTCTATATCTTGTTGTGCCCTCTTTATATTTACGGTATTACTCATCATACTCTCCATTTCTTCTTGCATAGCTTCTATTTGAGTTGCCATGAACTCAATTAGCATGTCCTGCTGACTATCGGCGGGGAGGGAACCCATTTCACCACGAGGCCATTTAATTCTAAATTCTGTATTTTTATCGACGTCAGATAACATTAACTTACCTTGAGTCTCAATATTATTTAGGCGTTCAATCACGCCGAAGTAGGCCCACACACCCAAAGCTGTAGCTCCAAGTATACTAATGAGATTTCTCATAGGCATACTTACACTTGTGTTATCTGATACTTTCATTTCACTCACCTGTTATTAAGATCCTTTTTTCCATTTTTTAGATGGAGATTTAGTTTTGCTTGGACTCCACTTTACTTTATCCGCCCAATACGCCGCAGACATTTTACCTTTAGCAATGTTCTTTGCGTGTCGAGATTTAAAAGCTTTACGTTGTCCTACTGTTTGATTAGTCTTTACACCTGACTGGCCAAATCTAATTGTTTTAATTTTGTCACCTTCTTTAGCTACGACGATATGTGACTTACCACTACCATCGCTTAGACGTTTAGGTTTGTTGTAACCAGATACGCCTGCTCTTTTTAATCTTGGATCAGGTTTTTTCATTTCTTTGTTTTCCCTTTTCGAAATACTTTTTGTAAAGTTTTAGCTTGAGCCGCATGCGACTTAGAAGCTTTCTTTAAACCTTTAATAACTTTATTTACTTTTTTCTTGTGTTCAGGTTTCATCTATATCTCTTTGTTTTCTTTGCTATTGACTTTGGTTGTTTCGAGAATTGCTTCCCTTTCTTTTTCGCCGCTCTTTTTGCTTTCGTAGTCGCGGCATATTCTGCGGAGCTCAAGGCCTTGATCGCTTTGGCTGGCAGGTATCTTTCTCCAGTAACGCTTGACTTCTTCCCAGACTTCGTTCGCCACTTTTGTTTCCCCCAATCCTTTAAACTTTTTTGGGCTCTAGTTAATGCCATTATGATTTATAACCACCACCAGCTGCTTTATATTTTTTAGCTAGTAGTTGTGCTTTACGAGCCGACCATTGTCCAGCGGCAGTACCATGAGTATTTTGCCCCTTTATTTGAGACAACAGTCTAGCCCGTAAACCTGGTTTAGTATATGGGTTAGCTTTAGATTTCTTTGTAGATTTCTTAGCTTTCTTCGCCATACTAACCTTTCTTTCTTTTTCCTTTATCCATAGTTTTTACGGAAGCATAAGCTCTTCTGCCCATTGCTTTTTCCATACCTTTGGATTCGTCTCTTCTAGATTTATAGTTTTGTTTTTTACTAGAAGCTTTACCTTTTCTCATACCTAAAGATTCATCAAGTCTAGCATTGTAGCCTTGTTCTTTTGCTCTTTTTCCTTTAGGTTTTGCGCTTGCAGATTTACTTGCTGCAGCTCTACCAGCTTTAGGTTTAGGTTTTTTAGTTGTACTTGCACCCGCAGAGAAAGGATTTGGTTTACTTCCTTTTCCTTGTCTTGGTTTTTTTCTATCCATAGACTTGTTTCTTTGAAGGGCAGGTTTTTTCATCGCGCTACTTGGCATAATATCCTCCTTATTGTCGCGTTATTTTAACTGCCGCATCCATTGTCTTGGCAGCGTCTTTTGCCATATCACTGGCAAATCTCATCTCAGCTTCTTTCAATCTAAGAGCACGATCTTCGTCTTCGTTCTCATCAGTTGTCATAAGCTTAGCTTCTTCAAGATCCATCTTATCATTGTGCATCTTAAGCTTATTCATTTCAGCTTGTGCACGTAATGCTAGATCTTGTTTTTGTATTTCTAATTGTTCATTCTTATCTGCTTCACCAGCCATGATCTTAGCTTTTTCTTCATCAAACTGTAATACTTTATCTGAAGCGTTAGCTGCCATTAATGCAATTTGGTTTTGTACTTCTATTGGAAGTGGTTGACCTTGTTGCTGAGCCATCATTAATGCTTGTTGCATTTGTGGATCATCAATCATCTGCATCATTTCTTGCTGATACTTCATTGCTAAGTGTTCAGTAATGTGTGCCATAAGAATTTGTTGTAATTGAGGATTCTCTTTATAAGCAGGATTACGGAGTATAGTTCCATGAGTTACAATATGTGCATCATGGTTTTGATCCATCTGTGCTTGTAGTGGTGTACCTTTCATAGCAGCCATGTTCTCTGTTATAGGGTTAGCTGACATTGGTTGTTGCGATTGTGCTAAATATCTCTGTGGCTCTTCAACACCCATAGCTGCAAATAACTCCATACTAATTTGTTGCATGTTATAAGCTGCAGGGTTTTGTTGTGCTATAGACATGATAGCATTTATCTTTGCAATCCTATGTGCTTCAGTTGGCATATTAGGATCAGATACAGGAATGACGTCAATTGATTTTAAATTAAAGTCATTACGGAAAACTTGCTGTGCACCGCCTGCGACTTCGTAAGGATACATATCAGGAAGATATTCGCTATCTAATCTAGCGAGAATACGCAGGTCTTTGGATTGAGCAGCGTGTAAGCGTTTGTGCACAGCGTTGAATAGCTTTGAAGATTGCTCTAGCAAAGCCATTGTAGTACCGACAGGACCATAGTTAGAACCTTGTTCTACTACGTTATCAGTCGCATCGGCAAACTCTTTTGCAAGATTTGTTACATATTGCATTAACTGGAATAAAGTTCCAGAAGGTTCTTTGAATGGTAATGGTTGTAATGACTTTCCTAAATCCCCAGCAGGGCTGTTTACTTCTCTCCATTCTCCCGGTGCAATAGGCTCGTCAGGGGCAAGTACACGTAAACCGTGTGCCTTGAAACCCCCTGGCAAGTTAGCAAATGTACCAGCATCAATAAGCTGGCGTAGGGAGGATGTGGCTGTTTTAGTTAAGCCACCTATCAAATGCAAATATCCATATCCATAAAAACCTAAACCTGGAATCATTGTGTAATGAGTAAAGTACATTTTCTTTTTCATTAACATATCATCTGCATCCCAGTTTCTTCTTACAGATAAAACTTGTTCGTCAGTTGTCATATGAACAATGTATGGTAATTTTAATCCATCTTCATTTTCATATCCTGGTAAATCTATATTAGCATGTACTTCTAAAATTTCTACTTCATCTTCTTCCATGCCTGGTTTAGAACTACCAACAATTTCGTTTGCACTTTCTGTTGCTGCTGTTTCTTCAACTTGTGTTTCAATTACATCTAAGTCACGGAACATTCCTGCTAGTTGTAATTTCTTAACTTGGTTTTTAGATAAGGTATATTTGTGTGTAAATCGTTCAGCACTTTCTAAATCAGATGCAAAATAATTTACATAGAAATCACTTGACTTTACAAATTCTGTACATGCTCTTTGTTGTGTTGGATCCCAATATGTTTTCTTAAATGCTGTACCATACAGGGAAACGTAAAATAATAATCTATCTAATTCTGGCCCATACTCAGGCATTTGTATTTGTGTTTGCCAATTCATAAAATGACGAACACGATTTGCCTGTTCTTGTTTTTGTATAGTATCTATTCCAATAATACGTGTACGTACTGGGCCTTCGGTTGGAAATAATTCTTTATATGTTTTTGCTTGGAACTTTACAACTGCTTGTGCTAATACAGGGTGAGTTGCACTACATGCCCCCGGAAAAGGTTCATCACCTTCATCATCTTTAAAACCTAATAAGGTAACACCTTCTTCGGCAATGTCATCATACTCTTGTCTTGATTCTTTATCTCTAATATACCCATCATATAATTCACTTGCAACATGTTGTAACTCATCTTCTGGTATTGCTTCTGCTAAATTGGCATCATGTTCATCTACCATCATGTCGTCTTCCATGTCATCAAACATGCCCATAGCTTCTGCAGCTTCTAGTTCTACATCATCATCTATTTCTACTTCTATAGATTCTTCGCCATCAGGCATTTGAACTGAAGTTATTGCTTCTTCTAAATCTATTTTCTTTTCTATTGCCATTTTGTATCCTTACTAATAATAAAAACCCTTACGTTTTCCGTGCTCTATATACTTTCTATTATACACGCTTTGTTCAGCCTTGTCAACCCACGTATTAGAACTGTGGTCTACATACCCACCATTACGCATCCATATCAACGCTTGTGTAACTGTGTCCATATAGTCATCATGGCTACCTGTAGGAAAGGTTCTTGCTTCTTCCATAACTTCTTGTGCCCATGATTTGTCAAAAGGCGCAAATATCCTACCATTATGGAATAAACCTGTAATAGAATACGCCCTTGCTACTTTATCTCTATCAGGTTGATATTCAAATATAGGTAATCCTGTCATACGTAAGTCTTGTATAAGAGATTGACCTGAAGCTTTCTTCTCTACTATAATTGTATCAGGAGAATGCATGTCATATTTTTCCATTGCCTTTTCCCGTAGTGTAGGATAGTCCCATCTGCCACGTTCTGCCCCCAATAAACATAAGTTAGGGGCACTAAGATCCCCACCAAAGACACCCCATGTAGTAATTGCAGAATAATCCGCAGATGTCTTAGTTGAAAACGCAGTATCCCAAGATTGTATTATGTAATCGCACTCAGGTGCGTAGTCATGTACCCAATTTTGCCACCAATCTGCTTTAATTATGTTACCTTCTTCAGAAGATGGGGCTTGTCCGTACCATGCATCCAACTTAAACGCAGGTGTGTTGTTTTTTGTACGTATTATTTCTTCTGTTGTCCAACAAAACCCATCATTCTTGTCTGATTCAGGCCAGAATGACTCACCTAAGTCTAAATTTGTGTAGTTTTTAGATAAATACCCTTGCTTTACTAGTTTTTCCCTAGCAGTTTCTAAAGTTTCTAGTGATTCAGACGTATTTAACGCAGGAATACGTACAACTTCCCACTTATCTGCCATAGGTGCAGAGGCTTCTTGCTGTAATAAATAGCCTGCTAAGTCATTTTCATGCCATCTTGTCATAACAAGTACAATTTTTCCACCAGGCATAAGCCTTGTACGTAGACCAGAAGCATACCATTCGTTTAAACTGTCTCTTCTTGTCTTAGAAAACGCATCTTGCTCTGATATTGGGTCATCAATGATAGCTAAGTGTGCACCAAAACCTGCAATACCTGAACCAGAACCAGCTGCTAGGAAAGATCCTGCTTGTTTTTTCTTATGTTCAAGCGCCCATGAGTTTGCCGCTCTGTTATCTTTACGAATATTTATTTTTGGAAATATAGTTTTATATGCATCCGTGTTTATAATGTCACGAATTGCTCTACCAAACCTAGTTGCTAGGTCATCACTGTGTGATACAGCTATCTCTTGCCAATATGGATTACGCCCTAGCGCCCATGCTGGAAAGTATGTAGATGTAATTAAGGATTTACTAGAACGTGGTGATATAAAAATCATAAGACGATCTATCTCGTCTTTTTCTAATCGCATAAGTTGATCACACAAAACTCTGTGATGTGGACCAACACTAAACGATGGGTTCATTAGCATTACAAATGCTAATAAATCATCACGTGCTTGTTGAATGGCTAGCCTTGTGGCTGCATCCCTATCTTCATTTGTTAACGACATACGCCTTACCACCCCATAATGCTAACTGTTCGTATAGATTAGCGGGAGGATTACTTGCATCATATTCCTCAAGTGTTGGCGTTAATACGCGTGTGCTCATACTATCTCCTGTGTTAGTTGAGTTATTTAGTTACTTTAGTTACTTTACCCACTGAAGGTTTTGCACCATTAGGCATATTGTATAAATCATATACATGTACGCCGTCATTATAATCATACTCTTCTGCAGTCTCAGTCCAAGTAAAAGTATTATTCTTTCCTTGTTTTGCTTTTGCAGTATATCTAGTATTATTATATGGTCCTTCAACTGGATGTGACTTAACTGTTTTAATTTCGCCCATTGTTTCTCCTAGAAGTTTTTCTTAAATCCGATAGAAAATTTCTTTTCTTCGGGGTCAATACTGACAGAAAATCCGTCAGGTATTTTATTTGAGATCTTTTGAAAGCCACTTTCTATTTTGTTACTGCCTGGTAGTTTTGAAATACCCCATGCCGTAACACCTAGTAAAGCTTTCTTAGCTTCTCTCTTTGCCCTGTCTTGAACAAAGTCTTTAGCTTCATCCAAGGTAAAGTCTCTTGTTTTAAAGTTAGACAATTACTTTCTACCTCTTGATAAAAGTTCTGCGTCTCTTTTTTTCTTTCTGTCAGCTTGAGCTTTGTTAGCTTTCTTTGCAGAAGACTTCATTGCATTAGCGGAAATAAATCCACCACGCTTTGCATCTCTTGCATCAGCTCTAGCGTCTCTTTCTTTTTTCTTAGCCGCTTTAGCTTTAGCTCTTTCTCTTCTAGCTTTTTCCGCTTTCATGACTTGGCTGTCTTTAGCTTTTGGCATTTTACCAGTTACGCCTGCCGCTTTTTTGTTAGCTTCTCTAGAAGTTTCTTTCTTTGGTTTATCTTTTCTTTTAATCTCAGAAGCTTTAGCTTCTTTCTTTGGAAAAAGTTTTTCTTTAATCTTTTTTACAATACTTTTCTTTTTTGGTTTTTGTTTTTGTTGTGGTCTATCTACAGATGATTTTATGTTAGCTCTTTTTTTCCTTTCGCGATTAGCTTCTCCTTTAGCTTTAGCAATCTCTGCTCTAGATCTAGGTTTAGTTTTAATTTTCCTCTTAGAAAGTAGTTCTTTTCTTTTCTTTTGGTTCTCTCTTATTTTTTGAGTCATGCCCGGCATTATGCCCCCTTTGCTGCTTTTAATTTTGGTGACGCAATACGTTTTAATCTTTCAACGTCTCGCGCTATGTCTGCTTCTGAATTGCCTGTAGCGAAAGCATTAGTTACTTCCATCTCGGTAATGTTCTTGTCTGTCCACATTGCCTGATGTTTACCTAATAGTTCTAAGGAGCGGATAGCCGCGTTGTAATCGCCCTCCTGTTCAGTCTTTTCAGCGATACGTACTAGGCGTCTAAGTATATCGTCCGCTTCAATTTTAGTACGTTTTGTTTGTTCTGACTTCAACTCTGCAATTCGCTGTACAATAGCGGGGTTCTTAGTTAATGTATAAGCGTTATTAGCCGCGTGCTTTTCAGAGTATCCTGCTCGAATGGCAGCCTGTTTAATATTTAAGTCTTTAATAAACTCGTTGCAGAACGCTTCCTGCTGTGGAGTAAGCTTAACCT